GGGTGGACCACGACCACAAGGAGCGGCGAGACAGGAAGCCGCAATACCCCAATCTGGCGTTGGTGGGTTGGGTAGAAGTCCTCGGCCGTGAACGTCGCGCGGTACTGCCGGGCGGCGAGCGAGACCCCGAGCCGCTGCTCCACCAGCCGGCGGCCGGTGGCGATCAGTCGGAGGATCAACTCGTGATCGTCCTCCTGTTCGGGGAGAAGTCCCAGCTGGGCCTTCGCGGCCCGGAGCGAGACGGGCTCGACCTCGGGCTGAGTGACCGGGACGACGGATCGGACGAGCATGGGGCCCCCTCGAGGTCAGCGGGTGGCGCGTTGGACGTTCTTGGGCTTCGGCGCTTCGGCTCGCTCTACCGGGAGCTCGGCCGCCTCGGGGGCGGCGACGAACGTGGCGAGGCCGCAGTCGACGAGATGGCGGGCCATGGCCTCGGGGAACGACACCACGGCCCCGGCGGCGTGGTCCCCGTAGTCGGCACGGAACTTGATCGAGACGGTCGGCATCGGAGAGCTCCGGAAAGGGGGGCGGCCGGGCGAGGGGGTGAGCCTCGCCCGGCCGCTGGAGACGGGCGGGAGTCAGGAGCCAGGATCAGGTGCCCTGGAGGATGGCACCGGCGAAGCTGGGGTCATGGTTGGCCAAACCGAACCGACCGTGGGCGAGGAAGACCGTCTGGTTCTCGCGGGCCTTGATCTCGCGGAGCGGGACGACCGACATCTCCGACCGCATGGCGATTGCGGTCGTCATGCGGAAGGCCCCGTAGACGGCCAGGACGTTGGCCGGCAGGACGTCGGACTTATACACAGGCACGCCCCACACGGTCGGGACGGGAGCACCGCCACCGACCATCGGCTGGACGAACCGCGTCCCCTCGAGGGCGAGCAGCTGGCCCCAGCCGGCACCGCTGACGACCCAGGCGAACTCCCCCTGGACCATCGGATCGACCGAGCCGACGACCGCTCCGACGTTGGCCGCGGAGATCGTCGAGCCGGCGGCCACCGTGGCCTTCCGTCCGGCGGAGATCCCGGCGTACAGGCCGGCGATGGAGTTGGCGACATGGCCCTGGAGCCAGACGGTGTCGGTGAACTTCGCGAATCCATTCCCGATTGCCTGCGTGACGTAGCCCGCGACGTCGATCGGGCTGTCGTTGAGGAGGTTGTTGGAGATGTCGACCTCCGCCTTCGCGTCATAGACGGTCAGGCTGGCCTTCGAGGTCGTCGGATCCTGCGCCGTGGGGGCGGTGAGCTCCGCGACGAAGTCGGCGGTGACGGCCGCGAGCTTCGGGACATCCACCGTCCGGCTGTTGGTGTTGATCGTGAAGGCCAGCTGAGCGCCGAGGCTCATCCGGTTGATCACGTTGACGACCTCGGAGTAGAGCTCCACGGGCGGATTGAACTCGGGGCCGGCACCGGCGGAGCCGGTCTCCGACAGGGCCCGGGCGTGAACCCGGCCATCGCGAAGGTCGCGGAGGTACTGGGCGATTCGGAGAGCGCGGGCCTCGTCGGAGACCTTGCGGACCCCGAACTGGGCGGGACGCACGATCTCGCGGGCCTCATCGTCACCGCGGCCACGCTGCTCGGCCTGGTCGCCGACCGAAGTCCGCATCCGGGCGAGCCGCGCGTCGATCGCGTTCTCCCGCTCGAGCTCGGTGGCGATCTCGTCGGCCCGCTTCGCGAGCTCCTCGATCCGGCCGAGGTTGTCGGCGGCTTCCTGCTCCCCTTCCGGGGCAGCGTTGCGGAGGAGCTCGAGGTCGGCGTTGACCTTGGCGGCTTCGTCGGCGAGCCGGCGGCGGGCGTTCGTCATGGGATAGGCTCCGGGGGGCGTGTGCGGTGTCGAAGACTCACGCACGATCACGCAGAAGCCGGTGCCGGTGAAGTTGCGAGTGGTAAGGTACAACCGCGTTACTTCTTGCAGCCGCAGGGGCAGTCCTTCTCACATCGCATCTCGATCCGTCCGTCGGGTCGATAGATGCCCCCCTGACACTTCCCGCCACAGGCACACTTCGCCGGTGCCGGTGGCGGAGTCGGTGCCGTCTCCGGGGCGAGGCTCGCATAGGCGGCAGCGACGGCCGCGGCGGCGCGTGGAGGCTCGCGGTCGATCTCGGCCGGGTCGGCGGAGAGGCTGGCGAGGAGGGCGAGGAGCGAGCGGTAGAGGGTCACGGGTTACCTCCTTCGTCGTGATCGATCCAGGCAGAGATGGATTCCGAGATCCTCGCCAACAGCCACCAGCCGGCCAGGACAACGCACACGCCAACGGCGGAGCCGATGGCCGCGACGCCAGCGATCCAGGCGACGATCTCAAAAAGAATCGGGTCCATCACCAGCCCTCCCCGTGATTCACGACCGGATGCCCGTCAGCGTCGTACGCCGGCGCGTGGACGAGCTGCCGCTGCTGTGGCGGTGCGGGCTCGGCGGCGAACGCCATCCATAGCCCGAGCCTTGCCGCCGTCCTGGCGATCCGGCCGAGGGCCGTGAGAACCGGCCGCTGGGGCGTCGGGTTGATCGGCGATGCCGGGGAGCTCCCGAGCCACCAGCCGGCGGCCAGGGCGACGATGACGGTGGCGATCGTTCGGCGGTCGATGGTCATGGCGGGATGCTCACTGGGCGAGGGAGAGGGAGTCGGCGACGGTGGCGGGCTCGGGCGGTTGCGGGGCGGGATCCAGCCACGCGCCGTTGTCGAGGTCGCGGGCCTTCCATCCGTTGACCCCGGCGATCACGAAGGAGTCACCCTGGGCGAGGATCGCTTCGATGTCTTTGCGGTCGGCCCAGAAGCATCCGTCTGGCATGTCGGCAGGCCAACGGCTCCCCTTCACCCAGGACGGCCCCCACGAATTGGCGACCAGGGCACCGTCTCGGGGGCTTCCGTTGGCCTTGTACCGGATGCCGATGACCAACATGCAATGAGACCACTGCCCTCCCCTCGGGAGGAATCCATCGGCATCCCTGACGTTGGTCGCGGCAAAGCCGACGTTGGAACAGACAGGGACGGTCATCCCGTTTTCGATCGCCGCGGCGAGCGAGTCCCACGAGTCACAAAGCGCGACGCCTTGGGCCGTGTGCTTCATCGCTTCCTTCGCGAGGTCGGCGGGGACTCCGTGAGCGCCCCACTCCTTCGAGGTTCCGATGTCGTAGGTCGAGAGATCGACGGCCCCGTATTTCTGGCGGTAGAGGATGCCGCCCACACCAGCCTTTGTGCCGACGACCCAGCGAGCGGCGGCGGCCCCATAGGATCCGTCGGAGTAGCCCGCGAACGTGACCGGCGGAAGCCTGCCGGCCGTCCTGCTCCCACCGTAGATCGGCTCGGTCGCGACGAGTTTCGGCGGGTCGGACAACTCCCCCTCGGTCCAGTCCACCGCCTGGCCGATGTACGACCCCAAGGCCCAGCCGAACGACACACAGGAGCCGTGGTTGCCTTGATTCCACACCTCGAACGGCCGCCCGTAAACGGCCCGATGGGCGCGATCGGCGTGTCGGTAGAGGAACGTATCGCGGCCCTTGGCGTTGGCCATGACCTCCGGGGCCGCGCCCTTGAAGTCGGGATGGTCGAGCTCGCGGAGGAACTCGCGAACCCCGTCAGGGTTGGGGGTGTAGCCGAACCGGCTCTCGACGCCGGCGGCGATCCGATGGGTCGCCCGCTCGACGAGCGCCCCGACGATCGCGGCCACGATGACGAAGCCGATCGCGGACCAGGTCCAGACGGTGCGTTGGCGCGCGGTCATGCTGTGGCCTCCAACGGAAGAACGGCCGCGGCGATCCGTGCCCGTGCGATCTCGACGTACTCGGCCTCGCGTTCGATGCCGACGAAGTCAAAGCCCTCGCAGACAGCGGCCTTGCCCGTCGAGCCCGAGCCGGTGAACGGGTCGAGAACGACCCCGCCGGGCGGCGTGACGAGGCGGCAGAGATACCGCATCAACGTGGTCGGCTTGACGGTGGGGTGGTGGTTGCGTTGCGGCACCGGCTTGCTCGGCGTCTGCTGCGGCAGCGGCCCCTGGGCCTTCTCGCCGTACCGCATCGTCAAGCGTTCAGCGAGCCCCTCACACCCTTCATCCCTATCCGCCTTACTCGCCTTCGCGCAGTAGAAAAAGCGGGCGGCGGAGCCCCCGTTGTCGTCGTGCCCTAGCGTGATCCAGTCCGCCACCGACTTGCCCATGCTGTTTGTCGCATTATGGGCCGCAGCCGTGTTTCGTCTCGGCCTGCCGCTACTGGCCCCTGTCTCCGGAAACAGCCCCACCACCTCCTCGCTCCCGTCGTGAATTAGGTTCGCGGGCCAGCGGCCGGAAGGCACGGTGTATCCAGTGGGCTTGCCTGAGCCGTAGATGCCGCTCGCGCCGATGGTCCCGACTGTGTGAGGATTCTTGGCAAATATGTCGTCGCTTTCGCCAATCCCCACCCTGCACCCATCCACATTGATCCCGCCCGTGCCATGCGTCAGCACGTTTTCCGCGACGGTGCCGCAGAGCGGCTTCCGGGCTACGATGATCGGCTCCCAGGCTGGCTTCAACGCCGTGCCCCAGCCGGACCATTGGCGGGCCGCGTCGGTGGCGGGGGCGGTGATTGGGACGACAACGCGAGATGTCGAGTCGTAGCCGGCGGCAGAAGCAGCGCAGGAGATCCGAACCTCCTTCGTGTCTC